CGCCTGGGCGATCTGTTCGGTAGTCATGGTCATTTCGCACCGCCTTCGTTGGTTTCGCTAGAAAGCTTGGGGCCCCAGTTGGCGTCCTTGTTCGCGGAGCGGACGTAGAACCGCCATTGCTTGAAGTTTTCCTGCAAATACGCCTTCTCCCACTCGGGAGTAGCGGGGTCGGCGTCTGCCCGCTGGACCGCCTGGTATGCGTCCATCGTGGACTGCTGGGCCGCCGTCATGGCATCGCCCTTGAGAGTCACGTTTCCGCACCCGGCCAGCATCGCCATCAGCCCCACGATCACCACCAGGGCCACGATGCACAGCACACGCTTTGCTCTTTCACCGCTTCTCATCCTTGAGTCCTTTCTGTTGAACACGGTCAACAAAGACCGTAACCAGTGTGTCAATACTGCCGGGCAGACGATCATCGAACGCCTGGCCTGCCGCCTTGCGGTCCAGATGCACGTACGGGTCGAAGTCCGCGGGCTTGAACGGCGTGGACTTCTTTCTCGGGTCGCGGTTGATGTTGGCCAGCAGCGCCATCACCGTGCTGGTGTGCGCCCAGTCCTCGCGGCATCGGCCCTCGGCCATCCACGCCAGTTCCCGCAGCGTCAGGGGGTCAGGATCGACGCCGACGATCCCGGCGAGCTGGTAGACAATCCCGAAAGCTCGCTGTCCATCGCCGCCGCCAGCATCGTCTCGATCTGCGGCTCCGTCGCCGTCAGCTTCGCGTCCAGGGCGTCCTGGGCCTTGTCCATCATCCGGCCGATCATCGACAGGACCCGCCTGGCCCTCTGGCGGTCCCTGTCTTTCGGGAAAAAATCCGCCAACTCCTCCAGCATGGCGGTGGTGGCAAGGTCGATGGCATCACCGGCCATGGCCTCGCCGAACTTTTCATCAGTGATCGAGGCGGCGTCGGCATCGGGCTTGCACAGGGCGTACAGCACGTCCACCAGCAGGACCGGATCGCTGATGAGCCGGTCAATCAGCCTGCCGCCGGCCGTGTCCAGAAGGTTCACGTCCAGAAGCGACTTCACGCGCTTGATGGCCGCGACGTTGATACTGATGGTCCAGGTGCGGCCGGCGTTATCCCTAAATGTCTTCACAGCGGTCACTCCTTAGGCGATGATGTATTTAGCGAGACAACTACTATGCGAATCATGTTCAAAGCTGGCGACATTGTGGACGAACCCGTGGAAGGTCTTGTTTGTACCGGCAACGTTCTGTTGAACATGTCTGGCGGCGTGAACGGCGAACTTCTGCTTCGCGGAGGAGACAACATGCAGCAGGAGTTGCATGAGTACCTTCGAAAGTCCAACAGGCGGTTTGTGGAGCCTGGATTCGCCATGGAGATTGGCCCAAGCCCGACGCATTTCAAGTGCATCGTGTATACCGTTGCCGTTGACGGCTTCTATGACTCTTCCCGGTTGCTGGTCGAGAAGGCGCTTGGAAACGCCCTGACGATGCTCGCGAACAAACACTGCGCGACTGTGGCCGTGCCTGCCCTGGCCACTGGGTACGGACATTTGAAGTTGGCTTACTTCGTCGCCGCGTTCAAGGACTGCATGCTGCGACCCTGGCCGTTTGCGGAAGTCCGGGTTGTTCTGCGACATGATCATGATGTTGTGGAGGCACTTGAAGAGTACGGGAAGAGCGATTAGCTGCCGGGCTTGTACTGCGGCGGGTTGGCCGAGTAGGTCGGCTTCATCTTGACGGTCGCGGTGATGCCCTCTTCGAGCTTTTCGTTGCGGGTGAAGCCCAGTACGGCCATGTCGGCCCACAGGCCGCGGCCGCCGGAGACTGGGCCGTCCATGCAGGCGATGCCGATGGGTGTATTGGAGATGAAGGCGGATTCGATGGCCACGAAGCCCGGGTTGGTCGGGTCCCACAGCATCTCGAACTCGATCGACGACTCATTCATCCCGCCGGCAGCGGCCTTCCATCCGCCATTGGCGCGGGTGGACACGTCGAACTCGTTCTTCTCCATCGTCAGAGTCACGTCCTTGACGATGGCCAACTCGGTCCACGACGGCGAGTCGCCTATGCCACCGGTGGAGTAGAAGAGCTTGGCATCGATGGAATAGCGGACGGTAACGGTTTCGGGCATGGTTCTCTCCTTACTTCACGCTGTTCGCCCATAGGGCCGGGAGCTTGCGTTTCTCTTTCTCAAAGGCCGGCCCCATGAAGGCACGCGGCCTGTACGTTGCGATCACAGTCTTGCCCTTGCGGTCGCGCAGCCTGGCTTGGCCGCCATACTCCAGCAGCGGCGGCGCCTTTGCCGTGCCATTGAGCGGTGCAGGGCCGATCACCACCGACCGCCGCCCGGCGTCATAGCCGAAGTAGATCAGCTTCTTCAGCAGGCCCACGTGCGAACTGGGCGGCTGGCCAGGCTTGCTGATCGCCTTTCGCTTGCGGATGCTGCTGCGGGCCGTGGTCCGCACAAACGCGCCGAACTTCGACAGCACCTTGCGCGTGGCCTTGCCCACGGCGTCCATGACCGGCTTGCGGTCAAAGAACATAGACTTGTCGATCTTCACGCCGATCATCAGGCCATATCCTTAGGCGGCGTTGGGTCGCCATTCGCATCGGTGCCATGTGCTAAACCGAGGGCGTCCACTCGTGCAATCGCGGCGGCCTTAGTGGCGAATTGCTCCAAGTTGTAGAGGCTCCCGTTGTAGCCAGTTTGGGCGGTTGCGACGGCCGAAAAGAACGCGACGACCGCGGTGTCGCTGTATATGAGATTCCAGAGCATCGGGCCGTGTCCTTAGTTAGTGGTGATCGTGGTGGAGGCTCGCAGGCTAACCTTTTGCCAGTTGTAATAACTCTCTGTGGTGGTCTTGGTCCGCTTAATCGTCGCGGTGCCAATCGTGCCGGTGGTGGAGTTAGTGACCGTAAAGTGGGTAGCGTCAGGGGCTGGTGACGCGAGGATCTGGAAGGTCCCGTTATACCCTGCTGTGGTCGCTCCGGTAATCGTCACCAGGTCGCCGGCCGCGTAAGGCGGGTTAGTGCTGCTCGTGGTGAACGTGCAGACACCGCCTCCAGTGGCTACGCTGGTGGATGTCGAGGTCTGCCCAGTGAATGTCGGGGCGGCGCTGGTGCCTCCGCTAATGTTTGTTACATATCCGGCGTGTTGGGTTGTGCCGCCTGTGCCGTCAAGGCTCGCCAAAAGGGCAAGGAGGTTGTCGACGCTGGTTTGCGTCAGCTTCTGGCCGGTCAGTTGAAAACCGCCGATGATGGTCTTGGTTGTCCCAATGGCTCCAAAGGTCAAGTTTGCAATGTTGACCGTGGTGTTTACCACGGAAAGTGCATTGCTTCCTGCGACGACCGTAACAAGTTTGGGCGCGTTAATGGTCGTTAGCGCGGGGTCCGAGTTGAGGTTTATGCCAATGACCATTCCTAGACCTTCCAAGTGGGTCAATTCGGGCAGGTCCAGGGTTGTTATGGAGGCGTTGGCGATGTTAATGCCGGCCGCAAACATGCCCATGAAGAAAACGCCTTTCAACTTGGGCAGACTCACGGTGGCAAGGTTGCCTCCTGCGGTTATAAAGATTCCGTGGTTCGTCTGGCCGGCTACCAGCTGCAAGTTGGGAAAGGCCAGCGAGGTTAAGCTCGCGGCGTTTATATAAATGCCGGTTGCGTTTCCATTGACCCAGTTGGCGTCAACGCTCAGGGTGGTCAACTTGTCCAGCGCGGCAAATTCGGTTGTTGGGCCTGTGCTGCTTCCGTAACTGAATCCGCAAATGCCGGGGCCTGGTACGGGGGCAAGGGCCAACGTTCCGTCCTTGCCGGTCGGTAGCATCATGGCATCCGGTGATACTTCAATGGCAAAAAGTGGCTGTAGATTGCCGGTCCAGGTGATGTTGACAGCCGGGGGTGTGTTCCTGTTGGGCATGTTACCACGTCCCTCCGACCAGGAGCACCTTGTCGCCCACGGTTCCCTTGACTTGGACGCTGTTCAGGTCAATGCGATGGAACTCGTACCAGTCGCCGGGCTGCCAGGTGACATCGCTGCCGTCATCGCCCTTGAAGGAGACGACGGCCAGATTGGATGCCGGGGCCTGGATCACGACGCTGGCGACCAGCTTAGCCGACACCAAGGGCGCGTAGGCCGCACCGACGGCGATGGATCGCATGATGATGTTATTCATGGTTGTGCCAATGTTGAAAATAGCCTGTTGACGATAGACAGATTAGTGCCGCGAAGCCGGTTGACGCCCTGATACGGAACGGGCATGATCCCCGGTGTAACTGACTTGCCGTAAGCCAGTTGCGGCCCGGTCTCTTTCGGAAAGGCTCGATCATGGATGATCAAAGCCGTGCCAAGACTCCGCCGCTCGACGTGCGGCGGGCGTTTGTCACAAGTCGATTGGAGTCCCAGGTGCTCATTCGCGCCTATGAACTGGCGGTTCCGGTGGTCCGCCGGCGTGCGATCTCCGGACACATCGCGGACGGGTGTTCTCGTAGCGAAGCGTTGGGAACAAAGCATCTTGCGGCTCAAGGAGCGTAAATCATGGTTCCAAAGACAACGACAGACCCTTCCTCCATTCGCGCGGCGATCTACGCTCGCGTCTCCTCCGATCAGCAAACCCAGACTTGCACCATCGACAGCCAGGTTGCCGATCTGCGGCAGCGAGTTGCGGCCGATGGGCTGGCGCTTGATGACGAACTGTGTTTTATTGACGATGGTTTCACCGGCAGCACACTGGTTCGCCCCGCCCTGGAGCGATTGCGCGACACGGCCTGGGCCGGCGGCTTCCAGAGGCTGTACGTGCATTCCCCGGATCGACTGGCCCGCAAGTATGCTTGGCAGATGCTGTTGGTTGAGGAACTCCATCGCGGCGGCGTGGAACTGGTCTTCCTGAACCACACCATCGGAGCCAGTCCCGAAGAAGACCTGCTCCTTCAGATGCAGGGAATGATCGCCGAGTACGAGCGAACGAAAATCATGGAGCGCAGCCGCCGTGGCAAGCGGCACGCGGCCAAGCGCGGATCGGTCAACGTGCTGATGCACGCGCCATACGGATACCGCTACATCGGCAAGCACGAAGGCGGTGGGCATGCGCAGTACCAGGTGAACTTCGAGCAAGCCAAGGTAGTGCGGCAGATATTCGAATGGTATGGACGAGACCGTCTGACACTGCGCGAGATTGTTCGTCGCCTTACTCGTGAAGGCATTGCCAGCGCAAGGGGCAACCGCTGGTGCGCCACCACTGTCGGCCACTTGCTGCGGAATACCGCCTACAAAGGCCAGGCCATCTTCGGCAAGACGCGCTCCGGTGAGCGCCGTCCCCGGCTGCGCCCGCCTCACGGCAGGCCGGAACATCCGCGGTATGCGGCATCTCGCTATGCGACCGCCCCGGAAGACCAGATCATCATTCCCGTGCCAGCCATCGTCAGCGACGATCTCTTCGACGCCATCGCCGAGCAAATGGCCGAGAACCGCAAGCGCCGTCGCGAGCAGCATGACGTGGCAAGGCACCTGCTTCAAGGCATGGTGGAGTGCGGCTGCTGTGGGTATGCTTACTACGGCCATGGAAAATTCGTGAAGAAGAAGCGTGTCTACGGCTATTACCGCTGCTCCGGCTCGGACGCCTATCGCTTCGGCGGCGCGCCGGTCTGCAAGAATAAGTCCGTCCGCATGGAACCGCTTGACACAGCCGTATGGGAGGATGTCGTCGCCATGCTTCAGAACCCCGCCGATCTTCGCCATGAGTTCGAACGGCGTATGAACGGAGAAGAAACAACGGACGTGAACATCGCGCAGGTGAACAAGCAACTGGCCGCCACGCGGCGCAGCATCAGCCGCTTGATCGATGCCTACGAAAGCGGGCTGCTGGACAAGGCCGAATTCGAGCCCCGGATACGCAGTGCCAAGCAACGAGTCGAGCAATTGGAGAAAGAAGCGACGGCGGCTTCGGACTATGCCGTCCAGCAGGCCGAGCTTCGCCTGGTGCTCAGCCACCTGGACCAGTTCGCCCAGCAGGTTAGGCAGGGCCTGGACCAGGCCGACTGGAATACCCGTCGTGAGATCATTCGCAGCTTGGTCAAAGTTGTGAAGGTCGAGCCTGATCATGTCCGAATTACCTATAGGGTGAGTCCTCGCCCTTTTGATGCTGGCCGCTTAGGCGGCCAAAGTTTGCAACATTGTCATAGCCGTGTTCATAACTACCTCGTCACGCGGAATGTCAGGGTCAAAACACTGGTGAACTGCTGCAATTGATCCAGATGCTCGGGGCTGTAGATGGGGTTGTTCTCCATCTTGATCCAGACCGCGTTCAGCCCCGCCAGCATCCGGTTACGGAAGCGGTCGCCGATCTCCTCCACAAGCACCATCAGGACGTCGATCTGGGCATCGGAGTCGACCTTCTGCTGCACGGCCACGTCGACCTGGACGTCCTGCTGGATCAGCGACCGGCTGGCAGCCTGACTGTCGATGGCCCGCGGCACTGCGGTCACATGCAGCGTCTTCATGTCCTTGAGATCGAACGCCGGCAGGTACATCCGTCTGGCCGTGAAGGCTTGGCTGAAGCTGCCAGTATTGAGCTCTGCGACTACGGCGTCTGCAATGTCAGTTGCAAGGGACATATCAGCTCCTGAATATCAGCTTCCAGACTCCGGCCACGGCCAGCGTTATGGTGGCGCCCACGATTAGCCAAAGCAGACGGTTGCGAGTGACCTGCGCCGACTCCAGCCGGTCCAGCCGAAGTTGGATGCCCGGCTTGCCGTTTCCACGAATGGCCTCGTCCAGGCGGTCCAGTTTGGTGTGCAGCTCGCCGAACTGGCCTTTGCAGATGCTCTCGTACTGGTTGGTGTCGCTGCACATGGGCTACTCCACGTCGGTCTGCTTGGTATGGATGCGAATGGCGGTCTGGAACGGATCGCTGTATCGCCAGCAGGGTTCGCCGCCCGGGGCCATGACCTTATATATAAGGATGCGGCTGCCGACGGTTTCCCGGACCACGTCGCCCGCCTGGGGCTCAATCACCTGGCCGTCCTGCACCAGGTCGGCCGCCCGGATCAGAAAGTCGCGGCTCTCAAACCGCTCCAGGCCGCCATAGCTGTCTTCGATCTCGAAAGTCGTCTTGCCGACCGAGGCGGCGACCTGGACGCAACTGTCGCCCCGGCAGTACTGCACCGGGTGCGACAGGTGCGAGGCCCTCATGTCGGTCAGCCACTGACTCGCTTGCTGGAGCAGGTCGGCCATGGGGATCTCCGTCTACTGCAAGAGCCGGATACGGACGGTCGTGTCGGTATTGCCCGCACCGCGAACCACCTTGCCGATCAGCTTATTGGCCGTGCTGACGGAGGTGGCCACCTTGTTGGTCGCGTCCCAGTATGCGTTCACGCCTATGGTCAGCGTGGCATCGGGGTTGGCCTTGGCGAACTCGAAGACACCAACGATTGCCAGGCTGCCCAACGCGTTTGCCGCGATCGGTGTGCGGGCCACGCCCACCATCTCGCCCTGGACCACCACGTCGCCCGCGGCGACGGCTGCGGTCGGGGTATAGTCGATGAACTCGCCATCCTGAACGAATACTGCAGTTGCCATTTGTTGCTCCGTTGAAAGAAGTCCGGATGCGGGAGCCCGCCTCGTCAGCGGGCTCCCGTCCTTGGATCAGTAAGATTACGCCTCGCCCTTGGCCTTCAAAGCCGCGCGAGGATCCTGCAAGTTGCAGCCGAAATCGTGGTATCCGCGCATCTGGATGCCCAGCGTTCCGAAATCCGCCGAGGCCGTCTCGATGGTGGGCGACTCCTGGCCGTTGAGGAAGGCGACCTCGATCATCGGCAGGTCCGCCGGGTCGGCCAGCAGGTACCAGCCCTTGGCGGAGTTGCCCGTGAACTTGGGGTTGGACAGGTAACGGCTGACCTCGACGCTGTACTTGCCCGCGTGCGGGTTGTTCGTCGGGTAAGCACCCTTCCCCGCGGTGTTGTCGCGGATCTCCAAAGCCTTGTAGAGCTGCGTAGCCAAGGCCGACAGCGCCGTTGGCACCAGCATGATCGAGGGCATCACGCCGATGGGCTTGCCGTCCGAGTCCACTTGGTCCATGAACGTCTGCTCGGCTTTGGTCAGGCCGTCAATCGTCAAGGCCGTGTCAGCGCCCGTGATGTAGTTCTTGTTGCCGGCGGTGAAGAACGCGGAGTTGTTCAGGAAGATGGTCCAGAACACATCGTTGATCTTCAGGCCGCTGCCACGCCCCAGTTTGCGGGGCACGGTAGTAATGGCGCCCAGGTCGTCGTTGATGATGTCACGACGATCCACCGAGAGCATCAGGCCGAAGGTGTCGGCCCTGTTCGTGTAGGTTTCGCTGCCCAGCGTCCCGTGCTTGAGCTCGCCGCCCGGTGCGACCGGCTCATACTGATCACTGCCTACAAGCCTGTAGGACGTGACGGCCTTAAAATCGACCACATTCTTTTTGGCCGAAATATTGCGCCACGTGCCCTCGACGCTGAAGAATCCCTCCAGCAGGAACTTGTTGGCTACATTGGACAAAATGCCGCCGACGTCCACGGTGGACACGCCTTCGCCCTGCACGTCCTGCGCAAAAGCAAAGCGGAGCACGTTGCGGCTGTCGCGGAAGTTGCGGCCGGTGTAGCCGTTGGCCCAGGCCGCCTCGAGCAGCAGTTCCTGCAGGCCGATGCCGCCGCTGAACCGCTTGGCAGCCACGTCGAGGGCCTGCTCGGGGCAGAGCTTCTCTACGCTCTGGAGGCCGGCGGTCAGCATGCACGCAGCCTGGAGCACCTGGCCCGTGGCGGTGTTGTCCGAGACGTGAACAGCCGGGGGCTTGGGGCGTTCCTCGCGGAGCACCTCGAGCTCAGTCCGCGTCACGTCCCAACCCTGGGCGATCGCCTTGGCCGCGATCTCCGGGTGATTGTCGCCGCAGACCTTGCGGACGGCAGCGATCCGGTCCAGTTCCGCGGCGGCGCGGGCGCGCATGTCGGCGACGGGGTCGGCGACAATGCCCGCATCGGCGGCGGTGACGGCTGCGGCCTGAATGGGCGGCACCTGGGCATCCTTGCCCGAGGTGCCGGCCTGGACCTCCGTGCCCTCGACAGACGTGGTGGTACTGGTAGAAGTGGTTTCGGTGCCATCCATGACGGTATTCTCCTTGGCCTGTGCGGCCACGCTTGCCGACGTGTTGCCATCGGCGCCCAGATCTACGAAGCTGATCTCGCCCAGAGTCGCCTTGCGGACGACGTTCACGGGCCCGGTGAATTCACGCCCGTTCACCAGAACGGACTGGTTTTCCTTAACGAACTCGAACTGGTCCACGCTGGCGCCAATGGACGCCTGCCATGGGAAGCCGTTCCTCGCCGAGGCGACAACCTCGCGTGCCGCCACGGTGTCGCGGGAGATCAGGCCGGCGGCGACCAGTTGTCCGTCGCGCACCTGGATCGAATTACTGTGGCCGACGCCCGAGTTGGCGTCGTGGCCAAAGCGGATAGGCCGCGACTGCGAGGGAATGCCCAAGCCGGCCAAGTCCATGATCACCGGGAACCGCCAGCCGGCGACACGCATAGGACCGCCGGTGTAGGCGACCATCGTGAACCGCGGCAGCGGTGCCTTGCCATCGGCAGCCTCGGCGGCAACGTCGATCTGCATGGCAGCCGTCAATGCGAGCGACTCAGGCGGCGTCGGATTGGTCTTGTTCGTCTCCATTGGCCCTTTCATCCTGCGGTTTGGTGTCCTGCTGACTTGGTTGCTTGTTCTGTTGCGGTGCGACCTGTGCGGGCGTGAGCCCCAGTTCCTTCATCAGCGCCGCTTCCTTGGCCCGCTGGCGCAACTCCGTCTCCCAGTCCTTGCCCTGACGGGCGTATTCTGTGGCCAGCGTAGTCGTGTTGTTCCGCAGCCGGGTCTCTTGGGCGGATGCCTCCTTCTGCGGGTCGACATGTTCGTGCCCATCCCAGAACCACTGGTGCGGCCACTCTTCCAGGCCCGCCAGTTCCGGGTAGGCCTTCACGGCCTCGGCCATCCAGGCGTCAAGAATGTGGTCGAGCACCACGGCCTCGCACTGGGCCTGCTCGACGCGGATCGCCTTGTAGTAGGTCTGGTGGTCCAGCCGCCCCGAGGAATAGTTGTAGCCGGAGCTGTTGCACGCGGCGATGTTGTAGGGCATGTTCAGGCAGCGGGCTATTTCATTGAGGATTTCGCGCTTGAACATGTCGTAGGTCGTCGTCGGCTGCTGAGCCTCCAACTGGCCAAGCCGCCAGCCGTCGGGCAGGACTGTGGCCATCCTCTTCTCGAGCCCGACCACATCCATCGGCTCGAGCGTCTGAGCCTCGCCGTTCGCAGGGGAATCGGTGAAAAGCACGGCCGCGAAGTCGGCTGCCGTCTCCGCCGCGGCGATCACCGCCAGCGTGTATCTTCGCAGTTGCGCGAAGAGTGGCAGTGCCGGCATGATGTCGGGCAGTCCGCGTGCCTGGCCAGCACGGTCCTTGCGGAACCAGTGGATCATGCTGGCCGCTGGAATAACGCTGTACTTCAGCGGCGTTGTGCTCATGAATTCGCCGGGATGATAGTCCAGCACGTGGTACGCCAGTGGATTGCCGAACTCGTCCAAGACGACGCCGTCCACGAGGGTGGACGTCGGCAGGCTGAACATTGGCGTGGTGACCTGATCGGCCTCCACTAACTTCAGATCCAACTGCACCGCGCTGACCAGCTTGGGGTTGCTGTGCAGCAGCGCGAATGCCTCGCCATCCTGCGCCCGGGCCATTCGCATGGTTCGCAGTTTGCCGGGAAGATCGACGGCCTTGGCCCAAGCAATGAACTCTCGTTCGATCAGGCCGTTGAGCCCATCGTCCTCTGCATCGCCCAGCAGCATCTGCAGTCGCGGGCCCGTGCCGATCACGTCATTGGCCAGTGTCAGCACAATCCCTCGAGCGTAGCTGTTGTTGGCGACCTCGTATCGCGAACGATTACGAAGCAGACGCCGAACTTCCGGCCGCGAGGCGGCGTTGGCTGACAAGGCGTCCGCACTGGCCCAGTGGCGACGGTTGTCGTCATTGGTCACGGCTGCGTCATAGCTGGCGCGCAGCATTACCGGGAGGGACGACCGGGCCTTCCTATTA